AACCTTCCCTGATCCCGTTTTCAAGCTGGGTCTGCGTGAAATCGGTGTCCACATCGTATTCACCATCATAGGTCATGTTGGTGGCGCTCTTATTGACCGCCGTGCCGCCGATCACACCCGTAACCCAAGGGATCAGGGCGGTGGAAGTCTTGTCGGAAGTCAGGCCGTTCTTGACGCTCACAACGCCTTCATAATCGGCCAGCTTGCGGAAAAGAACCACCTGAAACTTCTTGCCCACATCATCACGCATCCGCTTTGCGAAGGCCGCAAACAGGGCGGTGATGGTGGCCTTGCTCTCGGTGCAACCCATAGCGTTGAAGGTGTACGCTTCCGCCTGATCAAGATAGGTCTGATAGTCGGAATCGGCCACGGTGCCATTGGTGCCGCCCGTCAGGGGCAAGGAAGCGGTCAAAGAAAGGGTTCCGCTGGACTTCCAATCCACATAGGCATTGGCCTTCAGATCGGTGATAGCGGCCACACCTTCCTGAAGATCAACCTGAACGGTTCCCAAGAAGGTTTCCACATCGAACAGCGGCTTCTGTTCTGTGGTGTTTTCATTCGCCGTGATAACGGTACGAAGATCATTACCACGGGTGCCGGGGTATTTGGCCGTTGCGTAGGTGTTAGCCGCCTTCACGCCGCTGGTGCCAAGGCGGAAGAAATGAACGGTTTTGGCGTGAAGGAAGATTTCACGCATGGGCTTCAGTTCATCCGCCGTGTACGCATAGCCGAAAATCTTCTGACTGTTCTTGATGAAGTCAGCCTGTTCCACCGTGAAAATCTTGCCTTCAGGCCCCCAATTCATGGCAAGGGGGATGGTGACAATGCCACGGTCAGAAAGGGTGGCGCTTGCCTGCGCCACAGAAATGAAGTTGATATATGCACCGGGCAGAACCTTGTTCTGCACCAAGAAGGTGCCGCCGCCAAGGGCCATATTAGTTCACCTTACCTTTCATAAAGTCTTTGATCAGCCCATCAATCTGATCATGGGTGTATTCCTTCCCATCTTCCAACAGGACAGACAGAAGATCACGCCGGTCAGCGTATCTCTTGAAGGTCAACACCCGTTCTTTGGGGAATACCACCGGGGCCGTGATGGGCGGTTCCTGTGCGGTGGTAGCTTTCTTTCTGGTAGCCATTCAATCACCCTTTCTTTGGCTCCACATCCACATCCAAGGTTTCCATCGGGGTTTCCTCGGACGGGCGGGATAGTGTCAGATTGAAGTTGACGAAGAAGTGAAGAACCCCATCTTCAACCTCATAACTCATGGAAGTTCCGTGAAGCACATCCCCATTGGGAAGGGTGATGAACTCCAAACATTCCATCAAATCCCCGGCCACCGTGAACAATTCGGTGTTGTTTCTCCCGCTGGTGGGAAAATAGTGAACATCCAGCGGGTTCCGGTTCATGAACCGGTTCTTTTGCAACGGGGAAATGTCAGGCTTCAGAACGGCAATGAAAAAACAGGGTTCTTTGAAGCCCTGTTCCACATCATTCTGATAGATTTTGTACCCGGCCCCAAAGGTGGCGTTCAGCTTCATGGAAACACCTTTGATGATTTCATTGATCAACTGAACACCCCCTTCAAAGCGTCATACAACATATCATTCAGAATGGACGGAACCAAAACCTTTACTTCCTGTTCGGAAATGGTCAGCATCAGTTTGCCCGGAACCCAACTTGCCTTCAGGGTCTTACCCAAGGCGGGAACATAGCGCCCCGGTGTTTGCCGGTGGCCGTATTCCACATAGGACGCATATTCCAAATTGTTGATAACGGTCACGGTGTACTGATCCCCATGTTTTTCAATGGGAAGAATCGTCCAAGCATCCCGCAAGGAACCGCCCCGATACCCGGCCCAATACTGTTCCCGGATAGCCCCGGAACGGGTAAGAAAGGTTCGGCTTTTCCCGCTTGCACCCTTTACCTTTACGGTCTTGGGTCCATCAAACTTGGGGGCCACACCAACGGGGGTTCTTTTCTTCACCTTATTCAGAAGGATTTGGGCAATCTTCTTGGCGGCATCCCGGCAAAGCCGATCCATGTCAACTTCCGAAAGCTGTTGAAGGCGTTCATCCAGCTTCTTCAATTCCCGGTAATCACACCGGCCCCATCTTCCCATCAGGCCCACCCCCTGAAGGGTTCAAGCATGATTTCTTGATGGTTGGAGAAAACACCCGGTTCACCGGAACGGGAATAGGTGAAGGTTCGTTCCATATCATTTGGACGGGTTACAACGATCTTGCAACCTGCGGGAACCTTCACATCCGGGGAAAGGAACAGCTTCACCACCTGTTGGGCGGTTGCCACTTCATCCCCATTGGTTGAAGTTAATGTTTCAAAAGACAGCTTGCACGGCTGATCCTGAAGAAGCGGCTTTTCTTCAAAATCCGTCAGGTGGGTGACAGGATCGGTGACTTCCTCACGGATGAAGATAGAACACCGATCCTTCCACAACCGTTCCAAGGCGGTTCGCACGGCCTTATTTACCATACCAACCGCCTATAACGGTAGATTTCACCAATGCGCCCGTTGATCAGATAATCAATCAGGCTGTTCAACCTCTGTTCAGGGGTTGAACTACCTTCACCAAGGGCAAAGGTAATGTTGGTGTCACCTTCCTGAATGGATTTCACCGCCGCATCCAAATCAAACCCTTCAAGCTGTCCAGAACACTTCTTCATGTTCAGGTATTCGCCCACGGCCATAGAAACGGCCAGACTTTCCAACCCCTCCGGGATTTCGGAAAGGTTGGAAAGGTTTTTGATCCTCCATTGAACATTGTTCAAAACCATATCCAACAACGGATCATCAGCGGCCCCCGCCACGCCAAGGGCCGTTAGCATTGCAACCGCTTTATCACGCAACGGGGTTCACCGCCTTTCTTACGCCGCCGTGATTTCGTACCAACCCTTGGTCTTGGGGTTGTCACCGGAACCGGGCGTGACCTTCACATAGCCGATACCGGAAGCGGCGTAATAGGTCTTGTCGCTGGAAACCGTGGTGTCAGCGGTGACAGCGGCGGAACCGGTGATGATCTTCACCGCCTTGGCTTCATTGGTCATGGCCGCAAGGTAATACTTGCGGGAATAAACCGTGTTGCGGCGGATGTTGCCTTCACGCTCCTGTTCCACTTCCGTACCCTTCTTGTTGAACAGGGTAACAGCTTCCTTGGTGGCAATGACCACCTTGCCGGTTTCGGCGTTCTTCTTGGTGTAGATGTTGATACCGCCCACGGTGCCAACATAGCCCTGCTTGGCGTATGCTTCCACATACTTCAGATCGTCCTTCAGGGCCTTACGAAGTTTCGCCATATCAGCGGGGTTGACGAAGCCGAAGATGGTCACACCTTCAAGGTTTTCCAGATTCAGCATGGCCGCACCATCCACAAAGGCATCAAAGCCAAGGGCGGTGGTCACGATGGTCATGGTGGCCTCGTTGAAAGCGGTGAAAATGTCGGCGTTCACGGTGTTGAACATATCCGTACCGGCGTGCTGGGTGCCGGTGGTAATGACCATCGGATCGGTCATGGCTTCCTCGTCATAATACTGGAAACGGTTCTGTGCCATCTGAATCCGGTATTCCTTTTCGGTGTAACCGGCTTCAATGGTCTTGGTGTTGCCAACACCCATAGCCAGCTTTTCGGTGCCATCGGTGGCCTTGTACTTGTGAATCTTGCGAACCATACCAGCAACGCCGGTCAGGTTGTTGTCCACGGTGCAAAACTGCTGAAGATCAAGGTGGCTCTGGTACTGATCTTCAATTTCGTTGGACAGGAAAAAGTTATCGTAGCAAGTGTTTGCCATTACTCATTACCTCCATAAAGTTCTTTGTATTCGTCAGGATGGTTGACGGAATAATTGTAGCGGTCAATAGGGGCCATGGCCTTCAGCTTTTCAAGGGTCATGCCGCCTTCAGCGCCATCACCCTTTTCAGCGGATTTGGCTCCCTTGAACTTGGTGCCGGTGGACTTCTCAAAAAGAAAAGCCGTGTCTTTGCCTTCCACCAACTTCTTGACTTCATCATCAAGGCCCTTGACGGTTCCATCCTCCGCCAATTCAGCCTTACCGATGAAATCAACCAACAGCGCCTTAACAGCGGTGTTGTTCTTGGCCTTGGCTCCGGTCAATGCCATATCAACGGCGTTGCTGATCTTCAGCGCCTTCAGTTCGGCTTCATGGGCCTTCTTCTGGTTGGCGTTGTCGGTCTGAAGCTGTGTGATCTGATCCTGAAGCGCCTTGGTGTCACCTGTGGACTTCTTCAGCGTTTCAAGCTGGGTGTCACGCTCTTTGATCGTGTTCTTTGCGTTGGTCAGTTCGGTGTTGACCTCATTGAACCGGGCCTTGGTGACGAAGGAACCGTTCAGGCCCTCCATAACCTTTGTGGCCTGTTCTTCAGTCAGGCCCCATTCCAACAGCTTTTCTTTAGTCATTGTTGTTACCTCCAAAATCCTTTTTTACCGTGGGTTAGGAACCACGATTTTCCCGGTTCTGTTTACCGCCCACCACCGGGAAACGGCGAAAATGGTATGAAAAAACCACCACCGGCCAGAAGGCCGGGGTGGTCAAATCATCAATTAAGTTAATGCGTCAATGATAATGCGATAGCGTTCACGGTTCGGCTTGTAAATGCCCCGTTTGTAATAACTCAAAGACGCTTTGCAAATGTTCGTCAGCTTGGAAAGTTCCGTTACGGAAATGCCCCGTTCATCCATCAGTCTTTGAATCTCCGTGCAATCCACAGGCCCATCCAAGGCCGGGGGCGTGGCGGTCACTTCCGGGATATTAAACCCGGCCTGTTCCAGAAATCCAAGCACATAGGGAAGCCGTTCATTCCGACAGGTAGCGGCCAGTTGTGCCGCCTTCATGTAATCGTCTGTGGTCAATGCTCTTGCTTTCGGGATGATGGAATAACTTCCGGTTTTACGGATTGCGGGAAGAACCTCATGCGTCACCCAATGTTTGAAGCGTTTGGCGCTTTCCAGCTTGCTTCCGAAGATCAGGGCATACAAACCGGATTCGTTGATGATGGTCATTTGCTGCTTCCCTGAAGGTGTTTCCATTTCGGAAACGCCTTTATCTTCCGGGTCAACCTTCTTGCTGACTGCCGCCCGTGGCGATTCATACCCCAAGGCAACCGCCACATCCTTACCCACGAACCACGGTTCTTCCTCAATGGTCACGGTTCGCACCTGTCCAAATTCGGGGTTGGTGAATACCTGAAGTTCATTCATGCCTTCTTCACCGCCTTCTGTCCACGGGCAAAGCCCAGCTTGAACACCACGGCAATCAGCTTGAAAGTGTCGTGATGATATGCGTCATAGAGTTCATCCAGTTCATTCCTGCGAAGGTCATACTTACCGGGGTGTACGCCTTCAATGCTCTTGATCAATTTTTCCATGTTAAACCTCCATCAATTTTCACTTGATAGAAGTTCCCAACTGTGATAGAATGGATTTATCCAGTTGGGAAACCTCTGGTGGTTTAGGGTGTTGGTGTACTTTAGCGGGTAGCCGACACCCTATTTCTTTAGTTTGCTATGCTGTTCCTGAATCCCCTTCCTTACTACTTCAGATCGAGAAAGATTTTCAGCTTCACAACATTCATCAAGCTGTTGCAAAGTCTGTTCATCCATCCTCACCCGAAGCATATAATCTTTGGGGTTCTCTGAAACAGGACGGCCTTTTTTAGCAACCATTTATTCACCTTCTTTTCTGTTGCTACAACAATTATATATTGTAGCAACAGAAAAGTCAAGAGGGTTTTTCAATTTTTTTCAGCACATAGAAGAAGGGAACAGGTTTTCACCTGTTCCCTTGAAGATTGGACTTTGGCCGGAGCGTCACTCCCGGCATCTCTTTTGCCCACTACCAAAAGGCGTGTGGCGTATGGGAACGCTTTTTCCACCTCAAAGCCCGTTCTTATCCTATCTAAAGTATAGCAGTATTATTCCCGCTTGTAAAGGATTTTCTTGTTCTTCACATTCTTCTTCCATGTGGTTTCACCAATTTGCCAGAAGGACAAGATGGAGTTTCGATATTCAGCGGGGTCACTCTCTACCTTTACCCGTAGAATCACTTTGAACTTTTCGCCATTTTCTTCAATTTCTTTCAGAATCACACCGGTATTAGGCTTGTTTGCTTCCAAGATGTAATCCGGGTTTTCCAGAATATCCGCAATATACTTAACGAACTGTTCGTAATCTCCGGGGTGGCGTTCTTCAATATGCTGAATCCGTTCCGGGGTGATAATCACTTCATCGGTGGCGATCTCGTCCGTAATGCAACGGTATTTTTCTATATCAATGCGGCCTACCGTCTGCACATTGGAACCCTCGCTTTTTACCATCGAAACTGTATTTTTAATTATACTCCCGATGGTTGCAAGGGTCAACCCATCTTTGGAACCGTTGTCCACAAAAGTTTTCTTCCATTCGGAATAACTCATATTACCGGGGACATAGTAAACTTTTCCATCCTGATCCCTTGCGGCTCTTTCACCCATATATTTTTCATCAATGGCGGGAACCGTAGTTCCTCGGCAATGTGGATGAAACGGGGGAACGGTAACACCCGGTTGAAACTCCGACATGGGAACCACTTTTCGATCCATACTTGCACAAAATGCACAGGTGATGGAATCCAGCGTTTCCAAAATCTCCACATTCTTAACGCCCAATTCCTTATAGGTCTCTTTTGCGGCAACTGCATTGAAATAGGTGGTTTCGGTGTTGACCAATCGCCCCGCCTTATACCGATGAACCCCAAACTGCTTCTGAATGGCCGTGGTGATCTTGGCCGGGGAATCACCCCGAAGAAGCCCTTGCGTCAGGCTCTTGCTAACCGAACCCACCAGATCATTCTTGTTCAGCCAACAGCGATCCCGGAAGGTTCGCCCGTCCGTTGTCCAAGGCTTTGAAAGCAATGTTTCAAGTTTTTTCTGATCCAGCCCGGTAATATCCCAACCAAGGCCCACACCCTTCTGAACCTCAAAGGCCGTGTGGGTGTAGCCATTGCCCACAACTTTCTTCAACAGGGCATCCAGACTATCAACCTGATTGCCATACAGCAATTCAAGCTGTTGCTGAATACCTGTCTGAACAGCTTCAAGGCGGGAAATGTGGAACCGGGCGGACGCATTTTCCAGCTTCTTCAGCCATGCCGCATCCAACCCGGCCTGTTCACCGATCTTGATATACTGTTCAACGCTCCAATGAAATTCTTCAAGCTGTCCAGCGGTTAGCCATTTCCGGGCATCGGTCAGGCTGATTTGGTTGTTCACCGCAAAACGGGCATACCAGCTTTCAATTTCCTTCTGAACCGAACGCTGGGCATCCAAATACAGTTCTTCCATGTCCTGAATGGTTCGCTGGGCTTCTCGGTGGGCGCTGTCCTCCAAGATGGAAAACCGTCCACGCCAATAGTCCGCATTTCTCATGGGCGGTTCCTCCAATCCTGAAAAATGGTGCTGAAGGTGGGATTTGAACCCACACGCCTTGCGGCAACGGATTTTGAATCCGCCGTGTCTGCCTATTCCATCCACTTCAGCATAGAAGGCCACGCTGTTTCTTCATAGGGGCTTGCGCCTTGCTGAATTTTGGTTCCTTCCTTTGTGGCTATGGTAGCCCGTGCCGGGATCGAACCGGCGTTACCGCCGTGAAAGGGCGGTGTCTTAACCGCTTGACTAACGGGCCATGATGGGCCGGGGAAGGGAATTTCACCCTTTGGCGGGTAGGAGTAATAGCACCCCGCCACACTCAAGGTCTGCCCCGGCATATATTGTGAAACGGCGGGGGTTATTCACCCTCGCCATTGTCACCTTTGTTCTGGTTGCCGGTCTGGAAGGCCCCGGCGTATTCCTGTGCCTGTTCCATTGCTTCATCCTTTTCCTTACGCAACCGGGCCAGCTCCACTTCAACATCCGTAACCCACGGGTGCTGTTCCACAATGGTTTCCGTGGACAGAATACCAACGGACTTGGAACAGTTTTCAATGGATTCCGTTTCATTGATTAGAATGTCACGGTTGAACACGATCTGAAGTTCAGCGCCTTCATAATCGCCCAAGCCCCTGTTGCTGAAATCCTGATTGATGAACCACAACAGTTCTTCAAAGGCCGCTTGGAACTCGGTTTCCATGCCGTTTGCGTCAAGGTCAATGTCAGAATACATGGATTGAATGTTCATTTGATTGGGGTTGCCACTCAAACGATCATCCTTGGCATCGTAACCACGGGCATTTTCAATCAAGGACTTCTTCAGAAGTTCCAAAATGCTCTTGTAGTTCTCTGCATTGATTTCAACCTGAAGGGTTTCAACCCCGCCATCCTCACGAACCTTCACGGCTCCATAGGTGGAAAGGTTGTGGCGGAACTCACCAAGATTTTCACCATCATAGTTCTTCAGAACCAGAATGGTGTTCCGTGCGTCCTCTTGCATATTGTTTTCAAAGTCGGAAATCATGGTGTTGATTCCGTCCTGAAGGGTTTTCACACGGCGGATCAGGGGGATTTCCTGTTTGTTATACTTGAAGGGAACCAGCGGAATCCTTGTCCAGTTGAACCCCTTGGGTTCTTGGCCTTCTTCCTCAACCATGAAATAGTTTTCGTGTTCACCGGCTTCCACATCGGCAATCAGCATATCATTTTGATAGATATACCGGTAAATGCCATCGGCTTTGAAGATTTCCACCTTCTCCACCTTTTCCTTCTGGTAGCCGTTCCACACTTCTTGGGTGTAGTAACGAATCGCACAATCAAGGATGGTGTGATCATCGTCAGCCCAAAAAGGAAGAATGTCATAGGCCGGGAAATGCTTGAAGGACAATTCACCAGCTTCATTGTAGTAAGGATAAAGCCAGCCAAGGCCACCGTTCAGGGCATCTTCACAAACATATTTCAGAAGCCGGTAAAACCGTTTGTTGAAAACCTTGCCCAAAGCATCCGTGTAACCCTTATCCTGACAGTTCAGGGTGAAGGGCTTGCCCACAAGGTAGTTGGTTTTCTGATCCACCATCAGGGCATATTGGTTATCAATCAGGCGGTTGTTCGGAAGGTTCGTCACCACCTGAAGTTGACCGTTTTCACCAATGATTGTGCGCTGACGCTGAAGAATGTCATGCTGTCCTTCATAGTACAGATCACCCATAACCTGATCCTTGCGGCGCTGACTATTCTTCCATTCCTTGATTTCAGCGGCGAAGAACTGATTTTCAGTCATGCCGGTTCGCCCACCCTGAAGGATCAGGCGGTTGATACGCTCCATAGCGTTATCCAGAAACATATTCACTTACCGCCTTTCTTCATTGCTTAATAAACGCAAACACACGGAAACCGTGCGTTTTTCGTGTGTTTTGTTACTATCATGTTATTAGTCGAAGCTGAAGGCGGGGCCAACCAACATATCTTCCAGCCCGTAACGCATAGCGTCCATAAGGTGGTTGAAATCATCAATGGGAACATTGATCTTGGCCCCGAACTTATCTTCTGCCCATGTGTAGTTTGAAATCTCTGTGATGAAGTTCACGCATCGGGGATGAACAATGATGGTGTAACCCTGAATGTACTGGATTCCGTTGTTCACGCTGTCCTTGCCCTTCCGGGCGGCTCTGATACGATGAAGGCCAGCATCCCGCAATTCATCAATGCTCTTGGGTTCGGCACAATCGGCCTTGATCCGTTCCTTGCCGTAGCCCATGCCGGTGATCCGGTCACAGATTGCCCGGTTCGTCAGGGCCTTTTCATACAGTTCATCAAAAACCCAAATGGTTCTTTCCTTCTCACTCACCAGCCCACAGAACAGGGCCGTGGGATCGTTGGTATAACCAAAGTCAAGGCCGAAAGCGCTTTTCACATCAGGCTTCTTGGAAATAGCCAGATAATCAAAGGCTTCTTCCCGCCAATTATCGAAAATCAGGCCATCCACAATGCCCCAACCCCCAAGGCCAGCCACCTTGTAGCGGCGGGGGTTGTTTTCCTTCATGGTGTTGAACACCTTCAAATCCGCCGTGTCCAGCCATTCATTACACAGGTAATTAGTGGTTGTGGCGTAAATCTGCCCGTCCGGGCTGATCCAGCTATCATGGAACTTGTATGTGGGGTTCCCTTGGGCATCCTTGCCGGTGATCTCCCCGAAGAAGCGTTTCCTGATCCAATGCTTTTCGTTCCACGGGTTGAATGTCAGCGTGATTTGCTTGAACAGGCCGGTTTCTTCCGGGATAGCACCACGAATGGATTCATCCAGCATATCAAAATCAGCTTCATTCATGATTTCGTATGCTTCTTCAATCCAGCACCAGCACAGATAGCCAATTTCAACCGTAATTGAAGTGACCTTCAGGGGATCATCAAGGCCCCGGAAGTAAATCTTCTGACCGGTGGGAAGGTAGGTCATTTCAAGGGGGCTTTCCTTGATTTCCCAATAGGCTGAAACCCCAAGGCGGTTGATTGCCCATTTCAGTTCGGTGAAACAGGAATCTTTCAAGGTTCTGAACACCTTGCGAACCACAAGGGTATTGGCTTCCGGGTATTGCATCATCCGTTTGATGATGTTCAGGGCCGTGGTCTTGGATTTCTTGGAAGCACGGCTTCCCTTACACACCCGGTAACGGCCTTTGAAGTTCCAGAAGGTTCCGTAACCCTTGCCAACCACTTCAGGAAGGTGAACCCGCTTGGCCTGTGGGCTAATCTTCAAGTTGATCATCCCCCATGATAATCACCGGAACGGCCCTTTCCACACCTACCTTGTCCGTGAACATACCATAACGCTTGCCGATCAGTTCAGCGGCCTTCAGCCTTTCCTTGGCTCCAACCTCTTTCTGCGTCAACTCTTGGCAACCGTCACCGCACAGGATCGGGATTTCTTCAGTATGTTCACCCCGCATCACCGAAGTCAGGTATTTCATGACTTCTTCAGCATCAGCGATCTTGGCCGAATGAAGTTTTTCAAGTTCGGTTTCGATGTACGCTTTCAAGTCAGGTTTTGCAAGGTTTTCAGAACCCGTCTGCTTTGCGGTCTTGGGCGAATACCCCGCCTTGATTGCCGCATCCGTAGCGTTGCCGCTGATCAGGTATTCATCACAGAACTTCCGCTGTCTTGGTGTCATAGGTATTCACCCCTTTCATCAGGCATAGAAAAAGCGCCCCGGTTTCCCGTAGGCGCAATTTCTTATTTACTATTCTACCGATTCTTTACTCTGTTTGGAACCGGTGGCACTCTGGTTTTCTCGGTTGTTTAGAAAGTCGCTGTTTGCCTTGGCAAAAGCAAGTAAACCCTTTCCGTGAAGTTCAAAAACCCATTGCATAGAATAATTCAGTTCTTCAGAAATATCTTCCCATTTTTTCAACTGAATATAGCGCCCGATCAGAATATTTTGCTGATCAAGGTCAGGAATCCGGTTGATCATGGTGAACGCTTCCTGTTTCATGCTCACAAGTTCATCAATCCGGGCATTGATCTTGGCTTCAAGATCAATAATCTTGGTGATGGTTTCTTCAAGGGTATTCTTGGGGCCTGAAGTCTGAACCTTGTCCTGTTTCAGTTGGCTTCCGGTAGAAGTCAAGCTGGAACGCAAGGTTGCAATGGTGCTATCAAGCCGATGGATCAAACAATCCGTTTTCCTGATTTGGGCAAAGTATTCTTTAGCCTGTTGGGAAAGGTCTTTGTCATTCACTATGTAACACATCCTTTCTGCGGTGGTCTGTTCCGTTTTCATTGCATCTGTACCGTTAATAAATGCTGAAAAATCAAGTGGTTTCAGGACTTTGGAACGCATGGAACAGATAAAACGGGCAGTTCCTTATATACACATTTCTTATATATTTTTTTCTTAATAAGAAGAAAGTATATTTACATCTGTTCCATCTGTTCCGTTCCCTGAAAACAACTGAAAAAGCCTGATATATCAAAGGTTTTCGTGCGGAACAGATATAGAAAAAACATCTATTCCATACCTGTTCCACACGCTGTTCCAACCCCTACTGAAGAAGCACCTGTTCAGGCATTCCGGTTGTTCCACTTCTCCAACTGCTCACCCCTCAACGCCAACGCTTCCAAGAAGCAACCGTTCTTAGGGTGAACATAGAAAGTTCTGAACGGAATATCCGCATATTTCTTTGCAAGCGGGTTCAGCCGGTTTTCCTGAACCAAATCAACCCCGCAAAAAGGACACGGTTTATTTTTCATCGTGCTTCACTCCCGTTCCTGCAATTTCAATGGCTACCGCCATACCCTTGAAATCACATTCATCACCTTCAACTTCCAAGGTGTCACCGTCAGCATTTTTCAGAACAGCGGTATAAACTTCATTTTCTTCATCATAGCTGAACTGACAATCGTTTTCAGAATAGCGGTCAATATCTTCTTGGTTGTCACACTCCAAGAAGGTGAAATCCAGCAATTCAGCACCTTTGCAGTTGCCGCCGATTTCAAAGGAAACATGGCCGGTATAATCCCATTGCATGAAAGTCACCCGGATTGTATGGACACCATGAAAATTAGGGTCATAAGAACTGATCATTTGTATTCCCTCCCGGTTTTACGGTCTTTGATTTCAATACGGTTCAGAAGTTCAAACCCCGCCAAACGGGTGATGTACTTCAGGACGAAGATCAGGGTGTTCACCCGCTTCTGCTGTTCATCCTCGTCACGAATGATGTTCTTTGTGCCGTGGTAGGCTGTCGGATCATGATACCCTTCAGCATTTTCCCAAGGTTTAGGCATCGGTTTTCCCTCCTTCTTCTCTGTACCATTCTTCAATGTCACACCCAATGTCCTTCAACTTTTTACGGGCCAACCACCCATCATCGGCCTGTTCCATCAGATAATATTCCCGTAGCTTCAGGGTTTCGGCATAGAACAGCTTCCACGCCAGCTTCAGGCGCTTGGGGCCAAATCCAAATTGGGTATGAAGCATCCACAGGATGGATGATTCTTTGTCCATGTCAAAGGCCCGATCATTTTCCACAATCTGTTTCTTGATTTCCTGATCCAAGGCCCGTTCTTCAGCTTTGTTGAACTGAACGGCGAAGATTTTACCACCGGACTTCTTAAACATCGGCATGGTATTCACTCCAAATATCATCGAAGCACACCGGAATCAGCCAATGAACCTTGTCCAACAGGATCAAGGCCACTTCCCGCATCTGCGGGTGTGCGGCGGGTGAACAGCGCAACTTCAGGAAATGCCGCCATTCACGAATGTTGGCCGTCATGACCACTTCCGTTTTCAGGCTGTTGGGAAGAACCGAACGGGCTTCTTGCGGTGTGCATCCTTCCGCCAGCATATCAAAATAGCGAATTTCCACCCCTTCACAGGCATCCCGCCAATAGTCATAGGCTCTGGAACCGGGTTCAAGGAAGCAAGGTTCAATCACCGTGATTTCCTCACCGAACTTGCCCTTGCCGTAATTACAATAGCGGGTGGATTCCTGACAGTAAGAAGCCATCCGGTGGCGGACGATCTCATGAGAAACCCCACGATCACAAATGAACTTCACCGTGAAGGAACAATGTTCCAGAACCGCTTCATGTCCACGCTTGATGATCCCGGCAACGAACTTTTCAGCGGAACCTTCCGTGATCTTATCCTCGGACTTGTAGCAGACACGGCCACATTGTTCCAGCCGCTTCAGAATGGTGGCCCCGTCAATCGGGGTGATGAACTGCACATCAGACTTGATAATTTTCATTGTTCTGCATCCTCCTTACAATCTGCCGGGTAAAATCTATCTTCAACCCCATTGTTTTTATGAACACATTCATCACAAGGGGGTTCATCCCCGAACTTGTCACGGTGCTTACAACGGCGGCACGGTTCCAAATTCCGTTTCAGTTTTGGAACCTGTGGATTTTCGCTTTTGTCGATCCGGGTTGGTATGTCCTGAAGTTCCGGGTGTTTGATTTCCATGTAAAGGGCAAACAGGATGTTCCAAGCCGCCGCCCGAAGATGGGGTTCATCCTTCATACCCATCATGTACTTGGCAAGGTGGCGGAAGGCCGAATCAATCAGGCTGTGGATGGGAATACCCTTTTCACAGTTCCGTTCACCATACTTCAAGGCCCCTTCTTCACAATGCTTGGAAACCTCCACCAAGGCTTCCCACGGAAGTAAATCCATGCGGCCTTTGCCGCTGTGCATATCACGAACAGCGCCGGTTCCAAACTCGGTGCGTTCACCGCTGTCTTTAATCATGCCAACCAGTCAACCTTTCTAAATTATTTTTCAATCCGGCCACAATCTCACGGGCTTCCATCGTGCCCGTATGCTTTGCAATGGCTTCATTCCGCTGATCCGTCAAGAAACCACGATCCAGCGGGTGACACTT